CTGGTAGAAAGTTTAAAAAAGAGACTAAGCAATACGAGGTTTCCGGTAGTGGTACACAATACCTTATTCTGAGAGAAAGACCTATACTGTCTATAAACGAGGTGCTAATCGGAGAACAAGAAATAACCAACTTTACAGTTGACGAGAATGACTTCGAAAGAGGTTTGTTATTTAGAGATTTAGGTTGGGGTAAAACACAATACAACGCTGGTCTTACTGGTGACCCAATAGGGGAAAGAAGAACTTACACCGTAGATTATACATATGGTTATGTATTACCACAAGATGATGGAGCGCCCGATGATAGAACGCTTCCATATGACTTAGAACAAATCGTTATTGATTTAGTTGCTAATAAGTTTCAAATGAATAACTTAGAGAGTTGGGGATTAAGTATGATAAAACAAGGTAGAATTACTTACAGATTTACGGAAGGAGACCTTGATTTCATACAAAAAACTACTCTTAATCAATATAGGAAATTATCCTTTTAAGGGGGAGATAAAATGAAAAAATATAAATTTGTAGTCGGTGCGGTTTTAGTTAATCGTAAAGAGAGAATAAATGTTACTTACAAAAAAGGGGACATTGTTGAATTTTCGGACGAGAAAGCTTTAGAGTATATGCAGATGGCTCTTATAACTCCATATAGGGAACAAACACCTAAAGCACCAACAGTACCGGAAATTAAAGAACAATTGGACATTCTGGAAATTGGATACGAGCCTAAAGCTAAAAAACAAGAATTACTTGAATTATTAGAGAGTAAGGAATGATATTAGATAATACGGCAGACGTATACAAAAATCCCGGACTTGTTCAAAATACTCAAGGGACTTTAGTTCCCGGAGGAGAGTTTATTTTATTAAAGACTGTTAAATGTAACTTACAGAATGCTAATGAAGTTATTGAAATGAAAGAGCAAGAATTTGGGGTTACTGGTAACAACTTCTTCTATGTTGTATTCACTAGACGGGATGCAGACTTAGTAAGAGGATTAAGATTTAAGATTGAAAATGTATTTTATGAGATAAGAAGTGAAGTGAAATCAACAGTAAAGAGTAGACATCAAGAATGGATATGTACAGAGGTAGTGGTATAAGATGGCTATAAAGTTAAGTTTAGTTTCAGCAGATGGTTCAAATGGAATGAGCGCTTTAAATAGTAAATTTAAACAGTACTCTAAGCAAATAGTAATTAAGGCGGAAAATGGACTTAAGGAAATGTCAGGTAAGGTAAGCTTCGAATCTAAGAAGAATGTAAGGTCCGAAAATGTAATTGATTCTGGTGAATTACTGGGCTCACATTATGTTAGAAAAATAGGATTCTTAACCTACCAAACGGGTATAAGCGCACCATATGCTATATTCCCGGAATTTGGTACTGGTATTTACAATATGTTCGGTAGAGGTAGAACGGACGGGTGGCATTACTTTGATATTAGTTCTGGTGAATGGGTCTTTACTTATGGACAAAGACCAAAATTATTCTTCAGTGATGCGCTAGAAAAAGTTATTCCTACCTTCAGTGAAGTAATGATTAAACAATTACACAAGGCGGTGGATAGATTATGACAGAACCAAAACAAGAATTATTTGAAGCCTTATCTACTGATAGTGCTATATTAAGTTTACTTGATGGTGACACGACAAGAATAACCGAACATTACCCAGACTTAGATATGCTTTCTTCACAAGGAAACAACTTCACAAGACTTTCATACTTAAATACGGAGAGGCGACACGTTTTCTTTACGGCAAATACACCGTTAATGGACGCTATAGCCTTTGAAATAGATATATGGATTCCACATTCAGTAATCTATAAATTAACTCTTACTGAAATAGCATTAGAAATAGATAGAGTTATGATTGGTATCGGATACAGGAAACTTTCCTCTTCAGATGTCAACAGACCTTCAGAGAAGGTCTATAATCAAGTATTGACCTACGAGAAAGAAGTTAGGTCAAACATATAAAACGAGGTGAATATAATATGAGTATTACAACAGAAAAAGTACGTATAGGACTTATTGATTTACACTTTGCTGAACTAGTTGAAGATAGTTTAAATGATTTAACATATCAAACTCCTTTCGCAGTTCCGGGAATTATTCGTGTAGACGTTAATCCAAATGCCAGCTCAGAAACATTATTTACGGATAACAAACCTTCAATCGTTTATTCAACAATTGGGGCTGTAGACGTAGAGATGGAAAAAGATAGTTTACCAGATGACTTATTAGAATTCTTATTAGGTCGTAATACAGAGGGTGCTGTTAGTTACATAACTAATGAAACAGCGGCTCCATATGTAGCTATGTTATATCGTCAAACTTACGATAATGACACTAGCTCATTTGTAAGACTGTATAAAGGTAAATTTATGGAAGGAGAAATGAGTAGTGAAACGAAAGGAGATTCAGTTAATTTCCAAACTGGAGTTATTACAGCACAGTTCGTAGCTACTACTTTCCGTAAAACATTCGGAACAAAATCAAAATCGCTTGTTATGGCGACAGTAGATGAAGAATCAGATGATTATGCAAATGAAGGGGACAATTGGTTTACTTATGTAGTTGAACCAGTACCAACATTAGTAATCACTACTTTCTACTTCACTAATGACCCAAATACGCAAACTTCATTAACTGATGGAGATGTTGCAATCCCAACAGACGCTACACTTGTTATTAAGTCAACAAATGAAATGCTACAATCATTAGCTGAAAGTTCAAATGTTAACTTTATACTACAAGATGGAGTAGGAACATTAAGCGCTGAAAACGTATTAGAAAGTGATTTAGTAGAACTAAGAATTACTCCGGGAACGGTTGCAATACCAGTTCCATTAACGACATCAACAGATTATACATTAATCTATAACATAGTTGATAGATTTAATCAAGAAACTGGAACACAGGCATTAAACTTCACAACTGCGTAATAATTAAATAAAAAAGTAGGGGAAGGGGTTATCTCCTTCTCCCTATTATAATTTTAGGGGGAACTAAATAATGAGAGAATTTGAAATTAAGAAGTTTAGATTTAAAGATATGCAAAAGATAGCAGAAACATTTACACAATTGGACTTAGGTAAAGAGCAATTAAAAGAAATCTTTGATGGTTTTGTAACGAAAGGACCAAACAATGTAGATGTAGGTACTAAAACTAAAATTGAAAAATACTTGAAGGATAACTTCAGTAAAGATGAAATAGTTAAGATTAAAAATACAATGAGCACACCCGAAAAGATTAAGGCTTATATACAACAACACGCTAGTCAAGATACTGGAACATTAAATAGTGGATTAGTTGTTGTAGTTGGGAAACTGATTACAGTTGTTGGGGCAAAGTTCGACGTTATACTTGATTTTATGGAATACTTTATTGTTGATATCACGAAAGCCGAAATAGAGGACCTTGATGGAGAGGAAGCTGCCGACGCATTAAAAGCAGTATTTACTAATAAGGAATTGGTAGATTTTTTCACGCGTATGTTCAGCTAGAACAGAGTTTAACTTGGGATAAAATCGAGGACATATTATATAAAAGGTATTCTAATATTGATTTTATATTGGAAAAACCTTTTAAAGTTGGACTGAAAAAGGTAAGTTTGGCGATTGAGGAGTCTAATGACGAAACCCTACTTGCGGTATGGAGTAGGTCTCAATCTGAATTATCATTCAGTCAATGGAAAGAGAAATTACAAAAAGGTGATAAAGGAAGTAAGACAAGTACTACTAGTAATATTACTGGGAAAGATTTAGCAAGAATGTAAAATAGAAGGGGGTGCTCCTTAATGGCAAGTGTACAAAAAACATTATTTCAAGAACTATTTATAAGAGTTTCAGTTCAGGATAAAACTGGTGTTGGCTTCGCCAAGATAGTTAACGCGACTAATAAACTTAATAAAGCAGCTGATAAAACAGGAACTAAGTTTTTAGCAATGTCGGCAAAGGTTGGTAAATCTCTTACTAACATAGGTAATAAAATGAGACGTGTAGGTATGACTCTATTTAGGAGTATCACTTTACCTATTACAGCTATTGGATTAGCGGCTCTAAAGGTTGGTACTGAATTTGAGAAATCAATGAACAGAGTTAGAGCAACTACTCAGGCGACTGGGGAAGACTTTGAAGCACTAGAAGCAAAAGCGAAATCTTTAGGTGCAACAACACCACGTTCTGCTCGTGATATAGCTAAAGGTATGGCGACTCTAGGTTTAGCTGGGTTTGAAACAGTTCAAATCTTGGAAGCAATACCAGAAGTAACCAACCTATCAATAATCAGTTTCCAGAATATGGAAAAATCAGCACAAGACGCAGCCGATTTAATGTCACAGTTTAGTTTAGGGGCAGATGGATTAGGTAAAGCGATAGATACATTAGCAGCAACAGCGACAAGTACCAACACTACGGTAGACCAGTTAATTCAAGGGTTTAAGTTCGCTGGTCCGATTGCGAGTCAGTTAGGTATTTCATTAGACGAAACTGCGGCAGCAATGGGTACAATGGCGAATTCCGGGATAAGAGCTGGGATAGCAGGTAGAAGTTTGAGAATGGGGTTATTAAACCTTTCAGCTCCATCTTCTAGAGCAAGTAAACAAATGAACGCGCTAGGGTTTAGTTCTTTTGACGCGAGTGGTAACTTTAAAGGTATGGAAGAAATCCTTGGTGACTTAAATGAATCAATGAAGGACTACGGGGATGAAACAAGAAATGCAGCGTTAAGAAATATATTTGGTGCGAGAGCACTTGGACCATTCGCTAAAATGTTGGAACAACAGGCAACATCAACTACAATTACAACCAAACAATATGAGGCGATGGGAGAGGGATTGGCGGCACTTGGACTAAAAGTTGGAGATTCAATTAATCAATTCCAACTATTACAAGTGGAACTAGAAAGTTCTGCTGGTAGAGCACAAGAAGTTGCGGACATCTTCCAAGAGGGCCTTCCGGGTTCATTAGAAAGATTTAAGTCGGCTTCAGAGTCTGCTTTAATTAGAATAAAAGAAGCTTTTGAAGACCCACTACAAGACTTACTTGATAATACGATTAACCCATTCCTTATTGCTTTTGCTACAATGGATAGCGAGATGGAACTTGAGGGGACAGTAGTAGGAAAAGAAAGAGTAGATGACATGATTTTTAGCCTACAAAGTTTTAGGGATAGAATGCAAGATGTAGTAGATAAGCTTGGAATATTCCAAAAATTCCTAAGTGAGGACCTATCAACACCCGAATTCATTACTAGGTTGGGGGCAATAGTAGCCATTATTCCAATCATAGTTCTTACTCTATCCGGTTTTCTAAATATACTTGGATTCGTATTCACGGCCTTTGGTAAATTAGGTTTTGTGTGGACAGCCCTTAAATGGATAGCCACTTCACTTCTAATACCAGTACTAAATGGATTATGGGTTGTAATACAAGTTGTTGCGGGATTTGTATTTGGTCTTTCATTCGCAGCAGCAGCACTTATACTAGTTATTATAGCAGCGGTAGCCGCAATAATAATATGGAGAGATGAAATAGGTGAGTTCTTCAAG